ATTTTATCGTTTGACCTCCACTTCCTGTAATTAAATAGCTTGGAACAGATAATGTAGTTAATGTTATTTGAGTGCCACTTGCAGCAACGCTTATAAACCCACTATAAAAATTATTAGCAGTTAAGTTGCTTGCTATTGTATCTACTGTTAAACCGTTTGTGTACCCTATTTTATTCATTCCATTCCAATATGTTATAGGCACAACAGATGATGTAATAGTAGGTGAGTTGCCAGTAATACTACCCTTTGCATTTATTGCATTATAAATATTTGTTCTTGATGTATCAGAGCGGTATTTTGTGTAATATATTGTATTGCTATCAGTATTATTAACTTTCAAAGCTAAGTTATTTTTTATTTTAGAACTATCCCACCTTTTTTGAATACTGTCTTTTATATCTGTTGAGCTGTCATATTTTGATAAAAAATATGTAGGCTTACCTGTAATGATATTCCAACTAGGTGCGGCGCCTTGATTTACACCAATCCAATAAGTGCCGTTACCCATATAAAGGTTATTTCCAACCTCTGCAATACCGCTCTTTGAATATATAGTGTCGGTTGGTATTCTCAATACTTTATTAGCCCATATTCTAGGGTATTGAATGCCGTATGTATTTGGGTACTTAGTGTACTTTGTTGTGTCGTCGCTTTGCCCAAAACAAATAATTGGAAGTAAGAATAGTATAATTATTTTTTTCATAAATTAGTAGTTTCTGTATAACAATAAGAACCTTTCGCCAGGTACAGCTTCAGTATTTACTTCTAATCCTAAAGTTATAGTATTGCCATCAAATATAAACTCAGTAGTATTCGGGTTGTTAGATACTTCATACTGTACCATACTTTCACGTGTCAATAATAGTAATTTTTTACCAACTATTTCGGGAATATTTAAAACATTACCTTCGCCGCCATTACTTATGTATATCATATCATTTACATATTTTGTGTCTTGGTCAATATATATAGGTGTATTTGTAAATGGAATTGCGCACTTGTCACGATTAAATATTACTTTAATAGTAAAGTCAACCGTAACTCCTGCAATAAAATCATTCTCATTCTCAACTACAAATTGTGTTGGATTATCACTGCTAAATCGCCAATCTATATAAATAAATGATGATAGTTGCGCAATTAAATCAATAGCAATTAACATGCAGTCGCTAAAAACGTCTTGCTCATTTAGTTTAGTATCGCCTGCCAAATGAACTAAGTCTAGTATATATAATCTAAATGAGTACGATGTGCTTTTATCGGTAATAGATATACTACCACTACCATTGTCAGATAAGAAAGCCGAAGGATAAAGGGTTGTTTTATTTACTAAAAAGTCTGTCACTAATCCCTTGTAGCAGTTTCTTATCTGCCTGTGAGATTGTGTTACATCTTTTATTCGCTTTATTATCTGATTGTAAGTATTCATTTTTTTGTAAGTATAATTTTAGCTTTTCTTGATTCTTTATATTTGTTTTTTTACTCATATCAGCTTTGATATGGCTGACCGTTAAATCCGCCGGGGTTACAAAATGGGTTATCTGGTTTTCTATGCCCGTCACCGTATTCGTCAAATGTTCCCAAATACATAGGCATTGTGAATGTTCTCATTTCGGGTACAACTGTATCTATTGTCATACCCGGATTAAGGTATTCTGTAAACATTTGTGGAGCGTTTTGAATGATATACAATTTCATTCTATTACCATAGTATTCAGCCTTTTTCAAATAGTTTTGTGATATAGCCACTAATTCACTCATTGAGGGTAACTCCGTATCTTGCCCTTGCTTTCTAACAACGCCTTTATTCCAAAGTTGATAGCTAATATTAACCGGTAACTCTGAAAGAGTGTAGTACATTAAAGCGTCTACTAGATAATTGTCTAAAAGGTTTTTATAATTTACATTATCCCCATTACTGATTGTTCCGTCACTTATAATTGTTTGAAACTTATTATAAAGTCTTGTTCCAAGTATAGGCAATATCTTACTATCCTGTGCAAATTTTATTTCTGGATAAATTAATTGGGGGTCTATGTTGCCGTGTATGGCAGTTCGCTCCTTAATCATTGTATCAGATATGAATAGAATATTCAAGCTCATAGTCCTTTATTTATTTTTTTACTACAATATTAGATTGCCATCTATGCCTGCAATAGGGTGTAATCAATCCGTCCTTGTGTCTCCAAAAACCTCCGCGTCTATCAAATACACTATAGCCTAGCCTTTCGCTTATTTTTTCAATATCCTTTCGAGAATAGAACCTATTAAGTTGCATCATCTTTGCACAAAATGGACGGTTACGGCTGTCTTCTGGTCCATCATACGAGTACATAATTTTCACCGTATCAAGTGGCGTTTTTTTAATCGGCGGTATATCTGCCGTTGGCGGTACTTTACGTATTACTTGTACATCTTCGCCTATCGTTGTAGTGGTTGCCTCAATATAGCCTTTTGCTTCAAATTGTTTTAATTTGCTTTCAACAAAGCTAACTGACTGCCCAATATTTTTTGCAATAACCTCAGGCGTAATTTTAGGGTCTTTTTTTAGTAAGTCTAGTATTTTACTTTCAGTAATAGTTAAATCTGTAGCCGTTTTAAATGCCTCTTGTATATATATATCTTCATCATCTATAGCATCTCCCAACTGTGAAAAACCTACCTTCTTTGATTTTAAAATATCGTAGTCAATTTTACTTTCACCGCAACTATCGAACATTCCTATTATGGTACTTTCTTGCTCTTCAAATGCCATAGCCTGCATTGGCTGTATGCCTAATAAATCATTAATGTCACTTTCGGCTAATCCATAACCTGTACGTAACATTGCCTTAGCCGCAACCTCTGTTAGCTGACCTTTAGAATATTGGCGAATAATTCGCATAACTTGCTGATGCTGCTTTGCAGTTAGGTTGCGAATAGCATCGTTTGACTGTGGCAAATCAGATACAGCCTGAACTTCATTACTAGGTTTTATTGCTATTGGCGAGCTTGATGTTAAGCTACCAATATTTTGTAGCTCCCACATTTCTTTTGGTATGCCCAATTTTTCAAATACAAATTCCTTTGGTAAAGCATTTATTACGTCCTTAACATCGAACTGAATACCTATCGGGTCTATTTGCGATAACTCATACTTCTGTCCTGCCCAAATAGAGCAACCCAGTATAAAGTTAAACTCTTTAGATGTACTTATTGCCTTAGGCTTTGCATAGGTATTTACAAATGCTTCATAGCTTGTTTTAAGCTCTGTTATACCGCCTAATTGCCCCTCTGTTTTTATACCAAATAACATTGGAGATGTTACTTTGTGACCGCTAAAAATCTCTTGTTGGCACAAATTATTAAGCCCGTCCATGTGCTTATCTAAATCACTCGCTGATAAGTCATCTATTTGAACTGCTTTATTGTTAGCGTTCCCGTTGAACACCATAAAGAACTTGCCCGCATTTTCGCTGCCTGAAAACTTCTTTTCTAGTCGCGCCTCAATCTCTCTTTTTTTGTCATCTGTTGGTTCGCCTGTGAAAAATTGTATCATTTTTGAAGGCATCATGCCATTTCTGATACAGCTTAAATAGTACTTACTAATTTCAATATCGGTTTCAATGTAATTATTTGAACCAATATACATTGGAAGTGGGTAATATTTAACGTTTGGTCTATACTCAGCGAAAGAGTATATTTGTGAGCCAACTGGATTATAGTGGTTAAACTCCTCAATATATCTTTCATCTTGCTTGTTTAGTAAATCCCAATTCTCTTTATAATAATAACCTTTACTTTTACCTTTTCGTAAGCTAGTATAATCTACATGATATATTTCGCATACTTGACCACGTTGATTATATATTAATTCTACATACCAACCTCCAAATATTTCCCTATCTAGTATGCATTTTTTAGCTATATCGTTTAGGCTTTCTTCAAGTCTATTAACAATAAAGTCTCCATTTTCAAATCCCCCTCCAAATATGTAGTCTGCCTTTCCAGTAACTATAGCGTTATGCTTACTTGACTTATTGAATAGATATGTTAAATATTGAGGGTAATCGTTTTTCTCTCCATATTTAATATAGTCCTTATTTCGCTCTTCTTTAAATCTTGGCACTCTGCTGTCCGCAAATTTTAAAACTAAAAGTTCAGGTGATGCGCCGCTATCTTTAATTATATTACTATCCATTGTAAGTCTTAAATGATGTTGAAGTATTGTATTTTGTAAAGGCAAAATCAATACCTCTATTTAATATAAGTTTGCCAAATTCTAAAATGATACCTGTTTGTTGCTCTGTTACAACGTAATGCCACTCGCCTACTTGGTAGCTGCCAAATATTGATATAGGGCTTATCTCAAATTCATTGTATCTATTCTGGTAATTACTAAAGTCATCATCTGGTATTTTACTAAATGATACTACGTCTTTAGTTACCGTATGAGTAAAGTTAAACTCATAGATAGGCTCTGGAATAGTTGTTAATTCCGTTAGTGTTAATATAATCCTTTCGCTTGCACTATCTATCTTAAACTCTAACATCTATTTATAAATGTAATTAATTGCATTTTGTTTCAAAATAAAAAACCTCACTAAGTTAATAGTGAGGTTTTTATAAATGTGTCTTAAATTAATCTATGATTGTAAGGTAGCTTGTGTTGAGCTGTCAACAAAAGGGGCTAGATCTACTTCGTTGCCTACTAATGTCAATGTGTACCCATTTCTATCTCCCCATGCTGTACCTGTAGCTGCTTTAGCAGTAGTAAGCATTAAACCTTGTATCCGACCATATAGCTTACCTACTCCATTATTATCAATTGCAACAGCTACAAGTCTATTCTTACCAATTAAAAGTAACTCATTTCTAACAGAAGCCTGCTGCTTGTTTAAAATAATAGTACCCGTTTGAGTAACGTATAAAGTACCATTTTGACGATTACCTGTTAGGTCTTCTTCAAATGTAGACGTATCTAATTCTAATTGATACTTTCTAAATATTTTACCCGTTGCCTTAGTAATAGCAGTAATAGTTCCGCTACTTTCAGTAATATTAGTGATGTTGCCTAATTCTATTAGGTATATTACTTTTAAACCGCCTATGTTATCTCGGCAATCTAAATTAAAGTCTTGTGTTAATGCACATGGCATAGTATATAATTTTTAAAAAGGGAGCAGCCTCTCAGCTACCCCCTAATGAATTAAACTAATTTGAATGATACGACTTGGTCAGGGAATGCAACATTTACACCTTGTTTAAATTGAGCTTTAAAGCGGATGTAATCTTTAAATTGGTCTTGCATCATAACGAATGTATCTTCTTCATTCTCCATATCTACTCCTAAGTAGAAGTTAGGCATGTAAGTAGAGAATAACCTGTTTGTACCGTCCAAACCGTGAACCGCTGTAAGTTTGTAGTTTGTACCTGGTATGATAACCACACCATTTGCAGCACTTACTTCACTTCCTTCTGGTGCAAAGTTGAATAAATTTTGGTCTGTAAATGCATTTATAAATTTGTTAAACACATCCCACCCACAGAATATACGAATATCATCTCTACCTGTTACATCCGCTGGTAATGCTAACCACATTGCATTTATAACCGATTTAACGTTTGCAATAGTAATTCCCACTGCTGTTGTGATAGCCGTTCCTATACCGCCTAGAATACCGTTAGCAGTTACGGCTACTGTACTTGCATCAATTAATTTGATTAAGCCATCGAACTTATTAAGGTTAGCGTTAACGCTTGACAAATCACCCTGCCATAATGCAATCTCATCTTGTTTTGCAATTGTTGCCGCTTTTAAATCGGTGTATTCTTTCTCGAAAGCTAAGGTATCTTCGTAAGAACCTTTAACCATCGACTTACTTAGAAAAGTTCTACGCAAATCCTTTACACAAATATCTTCTACTACTGCAATGTTACCTACTGTAACTTGTCTTTGAGTAATCGAAGTAGTGCCACTAGATACTCTAGTACATCCTGCTCCACTTTGAAAAATTGCATCGGTTGCTAGAACATTAATTTGTTCAGCGAATTTAATGCCCGTTAATACATTACCTTCTTCGCTAATTAAAGAGGCCGTTCTTGAACCAAATAAACTACGAGCTACGAGTAAATTTTCGTTTTCAATAACGTAACTTACAAGGGTTGATACATCAAATGCCATGTTGTTAATTTTTAAGTTTTATTAATTAATTTTTTTACGTTTTTTTGCTTCTGAAATAGCCTCAGCCATTTTCTGCAACTGTGCTTCTTTTCTAGAATTAAATCCTTCTTTTTTATTTTCAGGTAGCGTTGCTGGTATGGATGTAGGTACATTTGCAACCATTTCAACAAGCTCTAATACTTGCTTGCTAAATGCTTCTTGATTTGTTAATTTAGCTTCTAGTTCTAAAACTTTAGCCTTTAATGTATCTTGTGAGGCATACATTTGTTTCATGCTTTCTGGCGTAACAGCCGCAGGTTTAACTGGTACATCTGTAGTTGTAGGTGGTGGCGGAACCATGCTTTCCTTTGCTGCTTCAATATCCACATCAGGTAATGGTTGACCTGCTCCCGTTCCGCTAGGGTTTGTAATATTTGTTATGCAACCTCCAGTAACAGTAAACCCGAAATCAGTACCCGTAACGTTGTAAGTGCCATCAGGATAAGGTGTTCCCATTGACTCGTCAGTAAATACATAATCATTAGCGTCAAGCCCTGCAATGCTATCATCTGAAATATCAGTATAAATTGGCATACCGCCGTCTACTGGATAGCCAACTAAATTAGCTGTCATTGCGGCTGGTGCGATATTATCCTTAGCTGCTAATGGTGCTGGACTTGGTGCTGGTGGCGGCGCTGTGTTAAATAGTGCTTTAATTGCTAGTAATTTCTCTTTAATACTCGACATAATTAGTTATCTCTTTATAATTAAATGTTAGTCATTAAAATCTGTTTCACTTAAAATCGCCTCAATTAAACTTTGCGCTTGTTCTGGCGAATACTTTTTACTTGTTGTAGATTGGATAGGTATGTAGTTAAATATTCCTTCTACTGAAAAACCCCTAAGCTCTCCTGTCTTAACACGCTGCCAAACTGCATCATTATTTACTTTAGCTGAAATAAACCAGCTACCATTTGCACAATCTTCAAATCCTTCTGGTGGATTAATCCCTAATTCTGTATTAGATATAAAAGAATTAAATATTGTTACATCACTAACTGCTTCGGTTTCCTCATGAAATAAATTAAAGTTATTCATGAACCCTTTAGCCGAAAATTTTTCGACAATACATTGAATAGATGCAGCATCGAATATTACATAGTACTCGCCTAATACATCATCCTTACGATATATAGGCATATCAGCAATCATAGCTGCTCCGCTTATAATCTTCTTTTCTTCATTAATAGCAAATCGCATTGCATTAGATATAAACTTTTGACCTATTCCATTTGGTAGCATTTTAATAACGTCGGCATTATCATCGTAATGTTTGGCAATATCTAATTCTTTTATTTTAGATACTTTGCCATTAATGCTGCCCGTTGCATATACATTTTTAGAAGGTATTTTAAGCTCTTTTGCAGTTGTCAATAACTCATCTTTACTATTTCGCGCTGAAATAATATAAACATCATTCCCTTTGTCTAATTCTTTTTGTGCTAATTCTTTACCCTTAGAGGTGATTAATGTATTGTCATAATCAAATGATATTTTTTCAAAAACGGCAAAGTCATCCTTATTAATTTTGCTTTCGCAATATCTAAGCATTGATTCGCCACCCCATAGAAGGTAGCTAATTGTTCCACACGACTCTGTATCTTTTGGATTGTAATATTCCGAAGCCCTACTAAGATATGAAAATGTTCTTTTTATTGTTTCTTTTGAAAGCGATTCGCCGTTGGCTATCTGTTGCGCTCTTACTTTTCCTACTTGTGTTGCGCACTTATTATTAATTTTTTCATTTAGCTTTATCCCACGAGCAGCATCATCCTTTGCAGATTGTGGGTAGTCACTATAACTATCACTTGCAAAGTGCTGTTCCCACATAGTATTGCATATTGCAATTGCTTGTTCTTGGTCTTTGCCTTCGTCAATTATGTACGATATACAACGCGGTATAAAAGCATCTTTGCTTTCTTTTGTATTTGGTTCTACAAATTTATTGAATGCTAAAAAGTTTTTTTCTATAGCTGGTTTATCTACTAATGCAATGTAGTTTACTTCTACATCAGACATTAAATCTGGATTAATTACAGCTTTATAAATAGGGTATTCCATACACTTAAATGTAGAATACCCTATTTTGTTTATGATACTTTATGATAGACGTGCAGCCCTTGTAAGCCTTGACTGCCTCTCACCACTACTTTTAATATCGCTATCTAATACGAATGAACGACCAACTCCTGCACCTGCCGCGTTGCCCACACCTTGAATGCTTGCAGCATCTAACTTAGTAGATGTTTGAGTAGGTGCTAGTGGTGCGCTTGGTGCGCTTACCGAACCGCCGCCGCCGCCGCCGCCCGGAACTTGAACGCTCAATATTTTTTGCACATTAGCCACACCACTTGCAATTGCTAAACCTGCATAAACGGGGGCTATGAATGGACCAATATACGGGATTTCCATTCCTCTTTGATATGCTTGTTGCGCGGATGTTATTGTAGATATTGTTGCAGATATTACTGCCATTGCCTTACCTACTGCCGTTTGTTCACCTACTAACTTAGATGTTTGCATTAAAACATCCGCTACACCGTTTGCCGCTTCTATTTTAGCGTTCATTTCAGCCCTTGCAAGTTCTTTTCGCGCCTGCGTTTGCGCTGCTAAATCTTCTGTGTACTTTTGGTCTAACTCTGCTTTTTTCTGCGCAGTTAGTGAAGCATCGCTTATCTCACGCTCATATTGCGCTTTAATTAAATCGCCTTTTTGATTCAATAATTGTTCTTGTAATTTAAAACTTTTCTTAGCTTGTGATTGCTCAAATGCTATCTTTTTAAAGCTAAGTTGTTCTGCTGCTTTCCTATCCTCATCCTCAAATTTTTTTTCTAGTGCTTTTTTTGCTATATCTTGTTGAATATAAAGTTGCGTTCTAATTTGACCTTCCTTTGCAATATCATCTTTATATGCCTCAGCCGTTTGAGCAAATTTTTCGGCAAATGATATCTCTAATTGTTTTCTTTCTTTTTCTCTAATATCAGTTATTCCTGCTAGTTGTATTTCTAGCTTTATTTTATTTAAATCAGTTTCAAACTTTCTTTCTTCCGATATTTTTTTATCATTGGCATCCTTGTCAGATTTTATTTTTTCATCGGCAAACTTTTTTTCTACTTCTTTCTTTTTTTCATTAGCAATATTTAATTCATTTAAGTTTAAAATATCTGCTTGCTTTTTTGTTAATTTTTTTTGCTCTAATAATAATTTATTGCCTCTTAATTCGTCTTGGTATGCGTTATCTATTATTTTTAATTCCTTTTGCTTTGCATTTGTTATACCAGCTAATTCTAATTCTTGCTTTTGTTTTAAATCTTTTAAAATAAATTCTTTTAAGTTTTCAATTCTTTCTTTTTCTTGTTCTTTTGCTTTTTTATCAGCTTCTGCTTTATCTGCTTTGTCTTGTTTTTCTAATTGTTTTCTTTGCTTATTTAATTTAGTCTCTATTTGCGCATTTTCTTGTTCTGCTTCATTTCTAGCTATTGTTAATTCCCTTACATCTCCATTAAGTTTTTTTGCGTTTTCACTTTCCAAACCAAATGCTTTTTGCTTATCTTGTATTATTCTTAAATCTTCATTAGCAATTCTTACGCGTTCCGCACTGGCTTTTGTTTCGGCATCAGTTACTAACTTTAATGCTTTTCTTTTTTCTTCAATAGTTGCGTTTTCATCAGTTAATATTTCCCTTGACTGCACTAATAGCTTATTAGATTCAGATGTAACTACGGCTGCTTTTTTTCTTGCAACATCATTTTTTTGTTGAGCTTTTTCTAAATCTGCAAATTTCTGTAATGTACCATCTGTTATTTTACCAAATTCCTTTAATGATCCGCTGGCTTCATCGCCTGCTTTTTTAAATGATTCGGCAGCTCCCTTAAAATCTAAAGTTATAAATTTAAACGCGGCAACATACATATCTATTATTGCCCTGCCTAACCCAAATATTGCGTCTTTTAAAATTGTTCCTGCTGCGTCAACGGCTGCAAATACTTGTTTTAATTGCTTGCCACCTTCAACGCTGCTTGCAAATGCTTCGTAAAGAAAACCAATTGCGGCAACTATTCCAGTCAATATTAATATAATTGGACTGGAAGCCAATAGCTTTAATTGTGCCCCAAAAGATTGAACGCCACCTTCTGCACTTTTTAATCCAGGTACTAATCCTTGAACTTTTGATTTAAGTAAACTAAAAGATTCTGCGTTTTTTTCCTTTTCAGTTTTTGATTCTGAAATTGCTTTTGTTAATTCTTTTTCTTGTGTTTTAAGCTGTGACTGCGCCTCTTTATACTCATTGCTGCCAACTTTAGCATCTTGTAATGCCTTTTTGCTTTCCCTAATAGCGGCATTAAGTTCGTTCATGCTTTTTGTGCTTGCCGATGTATCTACCTTAACCGTTGCCGCTACTACTGTATTTTCTGCCATTACTTTATTGCTTTAATTTGTTTTTCTAAATATTTTCCCTTTGCCTTTAAATATGCTAAATCATTAAGCGCTTGTGTAATTGGCAAATCAAATGTTTTGTCAAGTGCTAAACGTTCATGTTCCGCTACTTGTGTTGCCGAGAATATCCAACCATACCGCTTAGTAAATGTATCTTCTTTTTCTTGATATTCCCTACCACTATCATCTATTCTAGTAACACCAAATAGCCCTTTATATCCCTTGTTAAATTGCTCAAAGTTTTTTGATATTTGCATCGCGCTACCTAGTATATGCTCAATAGGTTTATTTAAAAAGTATTCCGCTTTTTTAGAGTGTGATATTTTTGTCATTGATTTACTACAACTAGCTACAATTAAATGTGCGTTATTTAATACTCCTTCTTGTAGAAAGTAGGCTATTTCTATGTATTGCCCAAATGACAAGGATGAGATATTGTAATTTATATAGTATGGTGCTATTATCTTTTTTGCCGTAAAATTTGGTATTGTATTAAGTAATTTACTTACTTTCAATATCTTTCTAGCAGCTTGTTTTGGGTTCATAGTGTCTAACGTATTTTCGCTAATCCCATAAACTATACACGTAGAAAAAAGTAATTTATCTTCATCTGATATATTGCGATTATTTATTTCTTCAAGTCGCTTAAACTTTGATAGTGTTATACATTTCCAATTCATTTTAGTATATTTTATTAATAATTTTAATAAGCTCGACACTACATGTATCTTCATTAGTTGCGTTAAAATCTATTATCTTATTAATCCTAAATAGGCTTCCATCTATGTAGATGTATTTTGAAAAGTCCAAATTATTAATATCTTTTAACGCAAGTTTAAATGTGGCTGTTAATAGTTTGGCATCTTTATCGGTTATTTCTGCTAGGTAACTGCTCCAATATAGATTAAACTGATTAACATTAATTGATCCTGCGAGTAATGTAAAGAATAGCTCTTGGGGAACACCATAGTTTAAATCATTGCTAGGTGCGTCGGGGTCATCGAAGTGACCTGCATAAGGATAGTCGGTATAGCTGCCTAAAACAGTCGTTCCATCCGATGCCAAAATATCCCAACTTGCAACACCCGTAACTAGCTTGGTTTGCAATATGCGAATGTTACTATCTACTGTTTCTTCTACGGGTGCGCTGTCTGTACCTGTTCTTTTAAAGATGCTGCTATAAACTTTATCTTCGCCTTGATAGCCTACTATTGGCGTTCCGCTAAATATAATTTCAACCTTTTGACTTTCCTCGCTTAACTGATAGTTACTGTCATATTTATAACTGCCATAAGTCAAGTTATATCTTTTATTATAAATATCATTCCAATAGTCGCTATCTTTTTTATAGTCAAATTGGTAATATCTTGCAGTTAGTTCCGACATTGGTTTTATCTTAATAGGCTTTGAACGGTCTAGTTTATAAGTCCAATCTATCGAGGTTGATAAATTAAAGAAATCTACATAGGGCTTAATCTTTAAATGTTTATCTTTCTGTGGGTCTTCGTAAATATATAAATTAAATAACTTACAAATGCTACTGATAAAGTCTTTTTGTAGGATGTTGGAAGGGATTGTGTCGTTAATTGGTATAGGTTCGCCTATGTTGATGGGGTTCTTTTCAACTGAACTACCACTAATTATTAGTTGACCTTCTGAAATTGTTAAGTCTTCATCATCAGATTGTGATGGTGTATTGCCATCTATCTCAAAAACTATAGTTAAATAATCCCCATTTTGTACTGATAAATTTATTGTAGTTGATTCTCCAAATGCTTCAATTCCTGTAGTCCTACTCAATAATGCAGAAGCTAGTAGTAAATAATCGTTTTTATAAACACTTACTCTATTATTATATCCGTATAGTCCTGCAAAAGATATCTTTAATTTTACATAAAAGTTGCCTATAAAGTCTGAACCACTATATGTAAATTTAGTATTACCTAGTGACGGAGTGAAACCTCCTAATGTAGTAAGCGTATTAAAGTGAAGTGGAAAAAATTTTTCAGGACCTTTTGGGGAATATGTATAAGGAATAGGAATAGATATATTTAATTTATCTCCACCTAATCTAGTTAACTCTTTTTGATTTAACGGCATTATTAACCCCTTAAACCTAGCCGTATTAACTAATGGACAATCGTATGTATATCCCGTACCCTGAAATATTTTATCCCAATACTCTTTTACATGCAAAGCTGGTCGAAATGTTTTGTACATCCAACTATGCTTACCGAATGCAGTATGAGTTGCATTTCTTCCATACGTTCCGTAATCAATTAAAGGATAAACTACACCACTTCCGATGCCTATATTACTCTTACTACCTACAATATTAGCTAGTGTGTAATTTTGATTGTACGCACTAAAATCTAAATCTAATGCAGTATTAGGCGTTCCGTTGGTGTTCATATTGCCGCTTAATAACCTAGAACCTAACTTAGCGGCAAAGCCTGCAAGCTCACCAAATATCCCTACTTCATATTCAATAAAGCTATCATCATAGACTACTTCTAATAACTGTAATACACCTTTAACACATTGTATATTATTATTAAAAACTACTACACTAGCATTTACTGAAGCATTAAAATTTATGCCTACATTTTTTGCATTAGGATTATAATCATTGCTTACACTTACATCGAATATGTTGCCAAACAACTGATTATTATTTTTCGTGCCGGGCAATATAACAGTTTTTGAGAATGTAGTATTCTTTGCGCCAAAGTCTTTCACATCATCTATAGCATAGGATAGTAGCATGCTGAACTCTGCATTTACATCTAACTTTTGCCCTTCAATAAATATCTCTAACATTATCTAAATTGTGTTTTAAATGTGCTGCCTAATTCAAATTCCAATTCTAGTGTATTCCAATTGTCTATCTCTATTTGCTTAACCTCATAATTAGATTGAGATATAACTGCTGGGTATAAAGTTGCACCATCTTGTAAGTAAATTAATGGCGAATCTATCAGCTGCTCTAAAAATATCCAATCTGCATTATTAAGTAAATTACTTTGAACCTTAATTTTTTCTTTGAACTTAACACCAAACATAGTGATTTGCTCGTTCATTATATTTCCTGTCTTAATATACATAGAACCGCTTCCGCTATCTATTCTATACGGCAACTGCTTATAATTTTTTCGCTCAATCTCAAATGTTTGCCTATGTGCTTTATAAAAATTAAATGTTTCAAAACCGCCGTATTTATTTAAAAAGTGAACGGGGTAATTAGTATGTACAGGCTCACATATTACTTTACAATTATAAGTTTTACCGCCAACTGCAATTGTATAATCGCTATTAATTAAATTAGTGTACTCGTTATTAATTGCTACAGGTGAAATGTTTAGTTGCGTTAATGAATGTGCAGTTAAGTTATTAATTGTCTTTGTAGTCGTTCCGTTTATTACTACATTAAAGTTTCCAGTACTTTCAGAAAAGTATGGTAAAAAGAAATAGTTGTTATTCTGAAAAACCTCGATATTTATTTGTCTATCGCTTAATGGTTTATTACCTAGTGATGCAAGTATTGTTAATTCACTTGTTCTTCCATTGTAGTGATTATAAAAGTACCTATAACTATCTGTTGCAATAACACCTCCTCGCGTTCCATTATACTCCTCTTTAAACTTTATTTGAACTATAGCATGAAAGTCATCTATTTCCATTATCTTAGAAACTATATTATTACCTATGTTTAATAAACTAGCATTAATATACTCTCTAATTTCTGCGCTAAAATCAAATACTCCGTAGTTATTAGTAGGGTCTTGAAACTTTGCAGATGTTGCAACTAAATTATTGTTAACATAGCACTCAGCTACATATTTATAATTAGGGTAATTAGTTGGGTCTATACTATGAGGGTCATAAACTACCCAAATCAATTGTTCATTTACGCTACTGTATGCAACAGGATAACTTTTAATTGTCATTTCTTAAATTATTTTCTACGTCTATTCTTAATGCCACGCCTAATTGTTTTTCTACTTTACTGCTAATAGTATCTATAGCCTTGTCCATGAATGACGTTGTTTTAATACCATACTTTTTTATATTCTTAGCCGCTCCCCAGACCGCTGAATCGCTTACAGTTGCGTTTTTCTTTTCATTTTGACTTATTGTTTTTTTAGTATCTATATTGCTTATCTTTTTTGTAGCGCGTCCTTTTCCTTGCTCTAGTGACTTTATAAATGCTGCAGATACACCTAAGTTCTTAAAAGCATAATTAGCAGTACTACTACCGCTTACAACACCCTTTACACCTTTATTAACGAATTGCCCGTAGTATAACATTGTAACTTTAGTACTGTATATTGAGCCCTCTTTTGTTAGCTCTGTAATTTCTATACTTTCGGAAAGCCTTCCGCTTGCAGTATTTTTAACTAAATTCTTTTGCGCTTCTTTTGCTATGCTGCCCGCAATTAGCTCTACTTGGCTAAGTAGCTTAACTGGTCTAAATAGTGTCTTATCATTCCCCTGCCTATCTAAAAATCCTTCTGCATCTGCCTCCGCTTGAGCTTGCGAAATACTCTTTGCCATACTTATAAATGACAATTATCACATTTTGTTTTTTGCATAAAAAAGCCCGTGTAAAAACACAGGCGATTTAATAAATAATCCAACAAAAAATTATTTTAAAGTAAGCATGTATAATGCTCTATTAACTAATCCTTTTAAATCTGCTACAACATTTAACAAGTCTGAATTACCTGCAATGCTTGTTTCTACTTGATTTAAAAAATCGTATAGGCTACGAATATAAACATCGCTTACAATGCTTGTATCAGCTACTATTGAAATCTTACCTTCAATCCTTACTGCAAACCTGCCCTGATACTTTTCTATAAATTCATCTGCTGATTCTAACCACTCGTCGTAAAATTTACCTAGTGCCTTATGCTCGGCAAATGACTTAGTATGAAGATGCAATAAATGTATTGTATCCCTTGCTTCAAAAAACTTCTGTAAAATTTCTATAGATTCCATAAATTAAAATTGACAAATTCTTTCGCTACTTATCCAATTACTACCATTATTTCTTACTACATTAAACCTATAACGAAAATAATATAGAAAGCAATATCTATCATTTAGCAAACCTATTGCAGCTATTTGTGGCTTCCAGCCTTTGCCATCATTAGTATTTAATTCTAAGTTAGCAGATTTACAATTATTAATTAAAAAGTATAAATGAAAACCTGCTTCGGGCGTTACAAACTTAATAGCCTTTTCCTTACTAATAAATGAGGTATCGGTATTATTTGTTTCGCTTATTAAATCAGCTTTCTTTGAGCAACTAAATAGCGTTATAGTTAATATTGATATAAGTATTATTCTTTTCATTTTACAAAGATATATTATATTTACCACACACTCGGGCCATTACCTTGCATATTAGCAAACTTAAATGCTTCACGAGCTAATGCTAATGCACATACATCGTCATCATGGTCACCTTCTGGAGCTGAGTAGCTTATTCCCATTCTAGTATAAATTGTTTCGTATTTTTCAAGTTGACTTCTTAGCCTACCAGTTCCATTAATTATATCCCCGTCGTTAGCTATTACTATTTTTCTTTGGTGAAAGTCAAGCTCTAATCCCTCCATCAATCTTTGCTTGCTGCCTTGTGTAAATATATATCCTTCTAAATTATTTTTAAATGTTTTTAATTGGTCTACTACTACGTCTCCTAATCCAGTAGCATCTACTCTAGTAGTAACATCAGGTAATGACTTTATCTTATCAATAGTGATTTGCCAATTCTTTTTATTCCAAGTATCATAATAACTTTGTGTTCCCCATTGATCGAAACCTATTACTGATACATAATCTGATTTTTTACCTAAGTCGATTCCAAAACAAACAGTTGGATTTGTAGATAGTGAAGGCTGGCAACTTAATTCAATAAACTTTAATCCAAATGGATGACTTCCACTTTCGCTTGGTTCCGCTAAATATAATTCAGCAAATACGCTAGGGGGTAAATCGTTTTTTGCGCTTTCAATTTCTTCAATAAATGGTCGCCCGTCTTTAGTTAGCATTCCAGCATTTGCAGCATCATAAGCAGTTATTTTAAAAAATTGATACTCGCCACCTACCTCAATGTTCTTTGTTGACTTTGCCGTATTAGCTAACTTATTGCCCCAATTTTTGTTATCTTTCGCGTTACCTATAAACTTACATTGCCCTGCTGTTGATGTTAGCGTAGAACGCAACGCAAACCATGCTGATTCTCTAGCACGAGTAAATTCATCAAAAACGGCTGCATACACGTCGTCTCCATATAGATTATCTGGTTTTTCTGCCGTCTTAAATTCAATCTTTGCCCCCGTTATTAATGTAATAATAAGATTAGTTTCATTGGCTTTGAATAGGTTTTTATCTGTAATTTGCACCTTCATTCTATTGTAGGCTATTTTAGCCTGCCCAAATGTTGGGGCTATCCACCAAACAGAATGATTTGCTTTACAATCTAATGCTTTCTCGAATAACCAAACTATATGACTAGCAGTTTTACCGCACTTAGTAGCCGCTAACGTTACCGTATATCTAGCTTTGCAATCTAGTATTGCGGTTTGATATGGGTAAAGAAATGGTCGTGTATAGTTTATTATTGGCATTATTTCACCCTTTTAAAAACCCTATTATGAACTACGCTAAATACTTCCTCAAACATATCATTTGGCAATAAGCTATCTACTGCATCACTTACCTCTACGTGACCGCAAAACATCCCATCTGGTAAATTGTACTTTATTGCGCTGTCATCTATAACCATGTAACCGCCTATATTTACAAGTGGCGAATAGTTAATTATATCTTTTCTGCATTCGTCGTATGTGTGACCGCCGTCTATATAAAGTAAGTCGTATGTTTTTTTGCTTGCTTCTTTGATTATATTTTGGTCACTCGAAAAACCTTTTAATAAAGTTGGTTGCTTCAACTTAAACTTTTCGTGTAAAAATTTTACATCGGCTGCATAGTCACCATCCCAATATCCTCCTGCATTTGTTAATGGGCTTATTCCCGTCACATTAGCATCTTTGCTTAGTAGTTTTATTGCACCTAATATTTGACCTCGAAAAACCCCTATTTCTAAGAAATTAAACTTTTGCGGAATTTCATCCACTAATAGTTTCCACAACCAAATAAAAGAGCGTTCACCGAAACCAAATACATTTTGCTCAATAAAGTCGCGATATTCTTTTAGTGGTCGCGTTTCGTTTACTTTCTTGCAAAATGTGTCGTGTATGTACTTATGACTTTCGGGAGTGTCGCGCCAAATATTTACATAATCATTTAATTTCATTGGTAGCATATTATAAATGTATGACATATCTGTTCCGCCGTTACCATGAAAAAAGATTGCATCTTTGTTTATTTGTTCTGGTGTACAAAATGCTATTGATTGAAATATATTGCAATCATAATCTAGTTGCAATTTATATCTATTACTTAAAAACAAATCTGTTAAGTTAGCTTGGTCGTTATCGCTGTCGGCTATTGGATTAGCCTCAAACATTTCTATAAACAAGGGGACTGAAACAAAGCAAAGTCCACCATTAAGATAAGGAAAGTTTGCGCTTTGATTAGGATATAAAATAGCTTTTTCGGGATAGGGGTAGCAGCCTTTTTCTGCATTAAATATCATTACATCTTTATTCTCAATCCTATGCAGTGCATCTTGCATTGTGTCATTTACAAATACATCATAGGCATCAGATATGAATAAGTGAGTGCAGTCTGTTTTTTTTGCATATTCATAAGCATTTCGCATCTTAGAACCGTATGCAATATAGTTGTGACTTAGTATTTCGTAATCCCAACCATACGCATCTAACGAACGTTTAAATTGTTTAAATCCTTCATGTTCTAAGTTAGTAGCGGTTGCTATTAGTTTACATTTAAACGTCTGATTCATAACCTTTTATTTGATTTAATACCATTTCTTTTAAATTATTAAAATCTACTTCAATAAAATCTTTTGCATAAAACGCAGTAAATTCTATTTCTTGCACAGACGTATAAAATACTAATACATGATAATCTTGCATCCTTTCAAATAATATTTTACTTGTATCATTAATAACCTCTTTTGGCATGTTAAATGGCACTTGAACTATAAATATTGGTTTTGAATTAATCTGCTCCATAATAAATTGGTTTAATTCCGTTATACATATCCCTAACTAATTGTATTATCCTTTGTGTTTGTTCGCCGCTATGACGTTCTTTCCATCCTTGATATTCTGTCGCGCCCGTGTCTATGTGGTCTATTTCAATATGTGGTAAAAAGCAACTATAAAAACCTGCTAAGTGTGTTCTGTGCGACATCAATACGTCGTCATATCCGTATAAACTCGTTTGATATAAGTACCCTACTTTGTCAAGTAAAGCGGCTGAGTGCATCACACATGTTCCTATAATGTGTTTTGCTTCCTCTACTATTAACCACTTTTCACCTGGTACATGTGGCAACATTTTTAAAGTACTTTTAAAGTCATTGTTTTTGTGTGCAGGATGTTCCCAGCAATCTTTTCTTTTTAATCCGACTTGACCTATTTTCGGGTCGCGTCTTATTGCTTCTTCCATTTCATCAACCCAACCGCTTGAATGTATAACTACATCGTTATCCATTTTAATGCAGTGTTCACCTTCATTGCGTAGTTTCCATGCTTGGTTTATTGCTCTTGCTGTGCCTATGTTTTCGGGTAGTGTTATTACATGTATTCTCTTTGTATTGTAGTATGATGCAAATTGCTTTAAAAAGTCTTTAGTTTCTTGGCAGCTATTATTGTCCACTATAATTAAACGGTGCTTAATTAAGTCAACCGTATTAATTACACTTTCTAATGTTTTTCTAGTATATTCCGTTCTTTTATTTTCGATTGTATCGAAACAAGCCATTGCGATAAGTGCCATTCTATTTATTATTTTTTAACCATTCATCAAATAACCTATAACATAGTCGTAACATATCCATACAGCATTGGGGACACCACAAATCTGCTGAATATCCTTTTATCCAATATTCGCCTATAATTAGCTGCATTTTGCTTCGAGTGTTACCGTCTAAGTATCTTACTTGTCCTGCATTAACTAGCATATTGTAGTGGTGCCTATTTGATTCTAAGAAGTCTATGTCTTGCTGTTTCATAATAAATAAATTGATTTAGCTGCTTCAATAATACAATGTAAGCAAACCCCTGTTGAATCATAGCCCCCTTGATTTGATGCTATTACCATTGCTGGCAATTTATCATTTATTACATGAGGGCAAATATTTTTTTCATCACTATCTAAATCGTAATCTGTTTCAATTAAAAAATTTGCATTATCCCAAAAACCGCCTACTTTTATTTCGTGTTTCATAATTCAAATATTTGTTTCCTTAAATTGTTTATCTTCTCAAAGTTAAAATGTTTGTCGCAATACTCCTTTAATTCTTTGCCACGTTCTTTTTGAGCTTTTTTACTTTCAACTAAAGTCTTTATATGCTTTACCCATTCTTTAGGATTATTTGCGTAAAGTATTGGTAAATCTAAGTAAGGGTTAACCTTTGATGCAATTACTGGCAGCCCTAAATTAGCTGCCTCTAATACTTTTAAATTAGATTTGTATTGATTAAAATTACTATCTAATAAAGGCACTAAACATATATCTGCTTCCTTATACGCTTCGTAGTAATTAGTCACTTGTTGCGCTTCTATTATCATTAGTGATAACATCCTACCACTCGTGTAATTATGAACCATTGACTGCCATTCTTCGCCTCCGTTATACCCTGCCATAACCATTTTGCATTGCGGTAGCTTATAGTATATTTCATTAGCAACTGGTTTTAATATCGCAATATCTTTTCTATGAGTTTCGGATCCTTGCCAAAATAAACGAGGTTGTTTACTTGGTGTTCGCTCTATATCAAACTGCCCTTGTTTCGGTATTGCGTTTGGTAGTATATGTACATTACTATTATAAGGTTTTATTTTGGGTGCAAGTCTATCATTTGTAGTTGTGATAATATCTGAAAATTGCAAACACTCTATTTGACTTTCAGCAAAATTATTATCTAAGTAAGATTGATATAAAATGTGGTGTTCGTCTAAATGCCAATAGTCATCAACATCGCAAACTATTTTAAAGCCATATTTTAGCTTTAATTCTAATAGCTTACTCATTGCCTCATTTGGTATAATTCTATTGAATACAACTACATCGCAGCCCTTTTCAAAGTCTTTTTCTTCTAGGTTGTTTGTTACATAAACATCAACGTCTTTCATTAATAACAATGGAACTAATATGCGATGATAACTTACTCCTGTAACTCCTTGAATGTAGCCGATTATTCTCATTATAAATATCTCATTTGTATTGCTGAAAATATTGCACCAACAAAAACGCCGATAGGTAAGTATAAAATACCTGCCCAGCCATAGCTTATACACCCTATTATTAGGGCTATCCAACCGGTTAAACACTTAGTGCAATTAAATGGCTTAATAGGTATTAAATTAATAAACTCAACCCAACAAAAAGATATTGCTAAACTTGTAATGATAATTCGCACCTGATTTTATTTATGCTTTTTTTAATGTTCTGGTATATACTTGCGAATGGTATGTTTGTTTCTTTTTCAACAGCCCTATAATTACCTAGCTTTATATAAAGTTTTAACAATTCGCTGCTATACCAATCTAATGTATTTATTTTTTCAATAGCTAAGTCCTCTAATTTTTCCCTTTCGTTTCGTTGTTCTATATCTGTTAACTCAAAATAGCTCGTTTGTTGTAATGGCTGATCTTCCCTTATATCTACAAATGTAAATTCCTGATGTAGTTCTTCGTTTGTTAGCTTATATTTTTTAAAGAAATTATTAGTACTGCTTTTTGCCATTGATAAAATAACCCTTACGACATAGAATATAAGCTCACCTCTTTCGTGCAATCCTTTTAACTTAATTTCATCTAATTCACATACAACCAAAATAACCTCAGCCTTTAAATCATCTTGCAACTCTATTGGCTGCATTTTACTAATGCAATCATTGAAATTTTTAGATAAATAAAGCTGCTCAATTATTTGCTCTTTGTTCAAACTAAGACAAGTTTAAGGTTACTTTATATTCAACATCATTATTATCCTTATCTACTTGACGGTTTTCTTGGCGTTCAACATAACCTCTATGTTTTGCTTTTGTTTTAAGATAAAAAATGGTCGCTACTGTGTTACCTTCTTTTATTTGCTTATGTAAATCACTTTCAACTGTATCAATTATATATTCTTCTATATTTTCTACGTGAGATTTAAACTCAATATCTTTACTAATCCAATCGTAATATGTTTGCCTAGATATATTGCAATTTTGACATGCTTTAGTTATGTTACCAAAATTAACATGTAAAGATTCTATAAATGTTTTTCTTTTTGCGTCCATATTGTCAAATTTAGTAAATTCTACCAAATATAGCCCGATATTGTTTCTTCTTTATTATTTGAATTGAAAACTTTATTAAGCGAATTATTAACAATTGTTGAACTAGCAGTAAACCCTTTGGGCATGTTTTCAAATATACCATTTAAAAATGATTGATAAAAATTAAATATTTCAATATTGTCATCTATTTCATAATTTTCACATGTTTTATTAGCATTCAAATTCATTGAAGTTCTAATAACAACATTAAACTTATCATTTTTAATTAATGTGAATTTAGCATGTATTTCAGTAGTTGCAATATTTTCTTTACCAAACAAACCTTCTAAAGATATGGCATATTGTTTTTGTCTAGTTACATAGCTGTGGTCTGTAACTATTTTAAACAAATTAATATTACCATCATTTTTTAGTTTGTACATTTGTTTTGCATCTTTAATTCCAGCACTCCATGTACAACATATAACATCAGCTTTACCTGTTTTCTCCAAAATAGCGGTTATTAAATCAATTAATGAAAATTGACCTCTAGTAAGACCTATTATCCTACAATTTTGCTCAAAACAATCAATAGTTGTTTTTGCATTTTGATACCCGTATAAACCTAATGTAGCTGTTTTGCTTAATACTTTATTTATCATTACTTTTTATTTTAAATAAAAGCGGAATAAGAATAAACCGCTTTTTGAACGTCAATAAATATTATAAATTAAATCCAAAGAGAAGTTCTATTTAAAGCGGTAGTACCCATAAATTGCATATTAGTAACTGGAACTAATAC